AGTACATGCCACAATTCCTCCTATTAACCTGACAGTAGCAATACCTGTTACACCACCAGAAGGAGCAGATGATATAGCAACAGTTGGTTGTCCCAAATATCCACCACCCCGATTAGTAATATCAATATATCGAATACCACCATCAGTTACAATGCCAGTAATAGCAGTAGCAGTTACACCTGTACCTACAAGAGTAAGAGTTTGAGTTGGTCCAATAAGAGTAGAAACACTACCATCTTCACCAGTTACACCATCATATTCTCCACCTATTAGACTATCATCAATCTCCTCAACCCCAGTATCAATAACCTCATCCTCATAACGGAATAGTTCACATTTAAGAGTATAAACATAAGTCTTCATCAATTGATAAAAAGGTTTTTCATGCTCTACAAACTTAATTTCAAACAACCTATCTCCTAAAGGAAAATATATTAAATCCCCTTCTTTAGGTCTTGTTGCCAATTGAATATTTTCTTCATTTTCCATTAAAGGTTGAATATATGTCTCCCATCTTTCTTTAGAAATAGTAAGAGTTAAATCATTAGTCTGTTCAATACCAAACTTAGTTAATAAAACTGGATTATCACTATATCCATCAAAAGTATCCAAATATGCTTCTAACGGATAAGCATCATCAAACTTCGATGCTACTACTTCTTTAATTACCTTATTTTCCTTTATATACTTTCTAGGCATATAATGTATCTCAACACCATACATCCTCAACTGTTCGTTGATTAAATCTTGAACTAAATTCTGTTCAGATCTAGCACCTTGCTGAAAAAACGGATTGAGTGCCATGATCTTAACCTATCATGTCTAGAGGAGGAAGTTCATAAGTGTTGGACATAATTTCTCTAATTCTATTCAAATCTTTTTCTGCATCATCATAAATCTGTCTACCATTTAATTCTGTTCCTCCTGGAAGTTTTACTCCTTGGAACTTCAATAAATTAGTACCCCATTGTTTTTTAATCAATGCAACAGTATATGGTTTTAAGAAAGAATCATTCCATACTCTAGTGTAATCATTAGGATTCATTGCTCTCCAACAATCAATAATCAAATAATCCCCTTCAGTCATAGAACTCCAATCAATATCCAAATATAATCTATCTTGTCTTTGATTAAATCTTATTTGCTTCTCAGTGGTCAATAAGAAATTAATATCTTCAAGATACGTCTTCGTCATCGCATATGTTAAAAGTTCAGTTGCTCCCCAGTAATATATGTCATTAAGGAATAACTGATACTTAACACTGAACATGTTATTGGTAATAGTATTAGATCCATCGAAATGAAATACTTTTGTACACCCTATAACTTCAGGAGGTATTGCTAGATAATTACTATTTTCAGTATAATCAAATTGTACTTCAGTACCTGCAATATCAGCAGTAGCACTAGTAGTTGTTAACCCCACTACTCCAGTTGAACCTGGACCCTTTCCTCTATCAATATCATCCTGCGTTACTTTATACTTCATATATGTTTGAGCGACACCATCAAAATGCCTCTCTTGAAAATATTGAATAGCATCATCTACAATATCTTCTATCTGCTCATCAGCAACATTGATCTCCAATACAGGAGCACCCAATTGCCTCTTGCAATAATCGATAAATTCGGTTCTAGTAGATGGTCTTCCCATTATACAATTATCCTTTTAGGTATTTATGGTGCTGAAGCAATTCCAGCATATACTAATATATTTCCATTTACCATATTGTAAATGGTAGTTCCTTGACCTACCCTAGTAATGGTAACTCCTGTTCCTGGTAAAATCTCTAAAGGCGAAGTATGTGCTGCTCCAATTTGAATCTTGTTTGCTACAGTAGTTGCTATACCTACGATGGCAACTGTAGTAATAGCAGCTCCTACAGAAACAGTATCTCCAACTGCCACTCCACCAAGTTTATTAATAGTAAACTCAGTAGTACCAATACCAGCCGTAGCACCAACAGCAATTGAAGTATCTAAAATTGTTTCAGTTACTAAAGAAGGAGTTAATAATACATTATATTCATATCTTCCAGCAGCAAGATTTCTTGTCTGGGTTGACCCTAATGAAATATAAAATTGCCCATCATAAGCACTACTAAACCCTACCGTAAATGTAGCAGCAGGAATATCTGTAGCACCTATACCAGCACTTTTCTGCATCTGTGCAGAACCACTCCATCCAGTCAAATCATAATTTTCATTTGAAGTATTATCAACATTAAAAGTATTCTTAAAATTAGCACCACCATACATCACCAAATCTGCAGCATTTGGTACTCCTGATTCGGGATCGAATGTAAAATTCTTAGTGGACATTGGTAACTAACTCCTTGAGTAAAGATTTTATCTCATTCATTTCACTTTTTAAATTAGCAAGATCTTCTTCAATATTATGAGTTTTTTCAGATTCTCTTTTTTTAGCATCACGTCTTGCAACGTATTTTTGATAATCTGATTGGTTCACATTAACTATAGACTTAGATTTAGCATCTCTTAACAGATCAGCATGTCCAGTAACTCCATGATATTCCATTATGCTAATGCCATCACTCTCAAATCTCTGACTCTAGGAACATAGACTTGATTGTTAGAAGTCAAAAGAATCTTAATTCTATAAGACTTAAAGGATGGCAAATCTTCAGCAGTAAATGTATATTCACTGTATTCTAATGATTCGCTTTCAAATCCAGTACTATTAGATTTAGTAACTATCTTATCAGGAAGTCCATTATTATCTGCTGCAGCAATAACTTCTCCCTTATAATTTAGATTACTATATCCTGGGAATGGAGTAAATATTGGATCGACTCCTTGCTTGTTATTAATAGAATATAATACCCTTATATCAGCATCAACATTAATATGAGCTGATAACATAACCTTTAAGGAAGTAGCATTATTTTCTAGAATCATTTCTCTAGAAATATACTGACAAGCAGTAGGATCAGTCTTTACAGTATTAATTCTATTGTCTGTAGCATAATTTGAAATCACATTATTAACTCTATTAGAAGTCAATATAACATTCTTTCTTTGACCATCAACTACAGGACTAACCATTGTATTGGTAGTGTTAAGGAATAAAGTCATATTCATGGATTTATTGCCTTCAATATTAGTCAAGAATGTATCTTCATTAATCTTAGATCCTATCAGACGAGGACTATCAAGATAATTGGTAGTATTCAAAATTATATCTTCTGCTTCAGTTTGAATATAAGGTATTTCATTACCATCTATACTCTTAGAAGTAACAGTAACTAATTCTGCAGTTAATGATGTGCCAGGAACGGTTAAATTTTGAACCATAGGGGTAATAACCTCAAAAGGCATATTCTGGGTGGCTCTTACTGTTGTTCCACCTGTAGATTTAGTAGAACCCAAATACAATGCAGGATTTCCAACATCAGTGCTTCTATCAGTACCATTTTTAGACATATCCAACTTAATATTATAGGAGTCAAAAGTAATAGCATCTGAAACATCTAATGTTGTTGCATTAGGATAGGCAGCAGTAGTTGTCGATAATCCATGTGTCTTATTAATACGTAATAAGTTAACTCCACCAAGTTCATACTTAGAAACTGGAGTTCCTACAGGATAATCCCTACTTAAACTACTAGTATTATCAATTCCTCTACTACTAATTCCAATTAAATTACCAGAAGTAGAAGTATAAGACATAATCTCATTACCAATTTGAAGGTAACCATAATTAGTGGTTCCTACACCTACATTTTCAAAAGTAGAGAAGTTAGTAATATCTTCTACAGAAATAGATCCAGTATTACCCTGATTATATGCAACATTTAATGTTGTTGGTTTAATATCAGATTGAACCTCAGAGATTTGTACATTATTCTTAGTAAAGTACATTCCATGATTCTTATGATTTACTTTAATATGCAAACCATCATTTATAAGATTAACAGATCCAACTTGAACATCACCACCTCGACTAAAGTTTAATTCAGTAGAGACACCCGCACTTGTATAATAGAACAGTGTATTAGCAGCTCCAACTGTAAAGTTCCCTTGAACATTCTCTAAAATAAGTTCAGTTGTTTGTCCAATAGAAACAACAGAGAAACGAGCATTTCTTCCAATAGAGTTTAACCCAACAGTTGTTATCCCTAATACGTCACCAACTTGATATCCTGTTCCAATTCCTGAAACAGTAGCTGCTACTGCCACTCCATTAGAAACAGATATATCTGCAGTTGCACCTCTACCATGACCAGTAATCGTATCAAGTACAACCCCACCAAAAGTATATCCACCTGATATAGGAGTATATCCAATACCAGCATTAATAATATTCAATGCACCTGTAGCGGTTCCAGCAACTCCTGCCAAACTACCACTAGCATTAGTTCCTAATTGATAGAACTCATTACCGATAGCATATCCAGAATCACCTAATGTTGTACCTAAACCAACTCTTAGACCTCTAGAAGTTAGAGATAATGGATTAGGTTGTAACACAGGAATTTGTTCATTAGTTTCTGTTAATTCTGGACTATAAAGTTCTAATGTACCAGATTCAACAAAATCTGCTCTATAAAGAGTATACTTAAGATCTTCCCACTGACTAGGATCCCATGTAGAAGCATTTTGAGATTTAAAGAGTGTTCCGAGTGTTGGTTGGTTAGCAATATAAGTATTATCTATTAAATCATTTTCACCAACCCTTGAAATAAAGACGCTATATTTTGCCGAGTTAGAAAGAAGTACTAAAGCATACTCCATTCCACCTTCCAAATACACAGGAGCTTGGAATTCAAAAGTGGTAGATACAGATCCATCATTAGAAAGATTAACTTCACTAGGATCTAACACTACTTCACTTAATGGAACAATTTTCTGAGTAGGAACACCATTAGAAACTGATCTAATACTTAAAATAACAGGAAGATCTTTATCATCCTTAGTAGCAAAGAAAACATCTAATTTGGTTACAAAAACACCATCTTTATCTTCGATTTCAAATGATTGTGCAAGAGGATCTCCTCTAAATCTCCATCTCCATCTAGTTTGTTCTGTTGTAGAGGTGGTAACCCACTCAGTACCTACAGTCCTACTTGTTTCTCTTTGATCACTTATATTTTCACTTATAATCCGTGCATTTCGTGTTGCTACAATAGTTTCTTGAACAGTTTCAAGGAATCCTTGAGCTGAGAAATTATCAAGTGCAACAGAAGTAGCTTCCAAACTTGGACTATTATCTGGATCACTTGTTAACTTAAATTCTTTAGTACCTGCAGTAAATTTAGGGAAAGCTGCAACATTAGGATCGGGTATAAAGAAAGATCCACCAAAGAAACCACTTACATCGCTAATAAGTCTTACATCAGTGATACTAGCTTCCGCACCACTACTTTCTCCTTTAATAACCATATTAGGTTCAAGGTATCCATGATATGTACGAGCAATACTTTGACTTGCTAATGAAGCAGTATCTATGTTTATTAAAGTAGATGTAGCAGAATATGTTATAGAAACAGTTTCATTTTCATTATATGGACTTGCACTGTAAGTTTTAGTTGGAGCATTATATGGTCCTTCTTTATGATTAGATTGTGCAACTCTAAAGTGCATATGAGGACGAGCTGCTGGATTATGGAACCAATTTCCTCCACCCTGAGTAACATAAACTCCTACTCTTTCTCCCACCTGAAAAGTACCAGATGTCATACTTATTTGAACTAACTTAGGAGTAACAAACTTGGTTACATCTACTCCATCAAAAAATGCATATAAACGGGTATATGGTTTGTTTTGTTTTCCAACAAGCTGAACATTACGTCTTCTCATAAACGGAATGAGATCTCTACTGATAACTCTATCACCTTGAGATTCCCTTTGACTGAAATCTTCAATAATCCTTTGTTGAGTACCTGTTCTACTACTTCTAACAGTCTCTTCAACTTCTACTTGTTGTTGATTAACACGCTCTTGTATTCTAAAATCACCCTGCTGCGTAGTACGATGAACATGTCTCCGTCCCCCTACAGTACGATCAGTTCTATTACGAGTGCCTGTCCAGAAATCTGTCCAAGAACCCCATACTTGTGGTCCTAATCCTGTTTGAGGATCAAATCCATCATTAGCAGCCATAGATGCTACTGTTGATGCAAAATCACCCTCTCTAGTAACAATGCGAGGATCTAATCGTACAGTATTAACCCAAGTATCTGATTCTGGAGTTAGTTCTAGAACTCCCATCCAATAAGCAACAATAAAAGGAGTAACCGATTCTGTTCTCGATCCAAAGGGTTGCTTTATATACTCCTCTTCAGAGTAATCAAGTGTAATAAGATCTTTATGTCTTCTTATATTAATACCAGTAATAGTATTGAAATCTAAATCTGCTGTATCATCTGTATTGACAACAGGACCAAATTGAACATCTACTGAATTAGTATAATGTCTTGGTCTCAATTCATTCTTTTTAGGATTAATACTATTATTAACTTTAAATTTAGTGTCTTGAGCACTAAAGGTCTCAAAATTATCTACAAAGAAACCTGATTTAAATCTATTCAGTCCATCAGAATCTGGAACAAAGAAATTAGCAGTATTAGTCTCTAATAAAGATAAACTTGTATAGAACTCTAAATTTCTAATTCTATTCTCAAGTTTATTAATATCAGACATCGTATATCTCTTATAATCTAAGAAATTAATAGATGCTTGTTGAACATCATATAAGTAAGCAGGAAGTGTTATTTGAGCAACTTCCAAGGCTTCATCAACTACACCTGGCATTTGAGGATCTTCTGCAGGAGTTCCATAAAGAACTTGGAATTTGCCATCCTTGGTTAAGAAAACTCTATCAATTCTTCCAAGATAATAAGAGAAATCTATAACAATAGATTCATCCGATGCAAGAATATTAGTTGCAGTTTGACCTGCCTGGGTAAATGTTCTTCCTGCAAATGTTAATGGAGAATTAGAACCTTCACTGACTGTATAATCACCAACTCTAGGTCTAATATCAATCATATCAGAGTTTGCTAGTCCATTAACTTCCTGAATTTCAGTTGAATAATTGAAAGTTTTATAAGAATCTACCGTAGTGATATCTCCAGTATCTGTAGAATCATAATAAGCATTTTCAAAATATACCTTTATTGATTTATCAGGAGCATCAAAGTCTGCTTTTCTAATTATAGATCCATAATTATAGAAGGTATTTTCTTGTCCATTATCAAAATTATAACCACTAGAAATATTAACACTTGAAGCACCTAAAGTAGAAATAACTGCTTGGACATTAGATTCTTGGAATATAACAGTTTCTCCTTCTGCAAAAAGATCACTATTTAATAAAATATATGTAATAGTATCAGCATCGGTCTTTTCTGCAACTATAGCAATAGCATTAGAAGTTTGTCCTATTAATTGCTCACCTATAATTAATTCTGTAGTTGTTGTAGAGGAACTATTGATAGAAGTAAGATCCATTGAAGGAGCAGAAGGAGTTCCTGAAACACTAGTAGTCTCATATATGCCATGTATGTTAATAATATCAGGAACATTTAATGATATAGTTTTATCTTCAACCCTTGTTCCATATGGATAGTTACCATAAGTTAAACCATTGTTAAGTGAAGTACTTCCAATACCCGATCCTTCTAATTTGGATTTGTCTACAATTATTGAATTAACTCTCTTCTTAATTTTAATTTTAGCAGTTGGCTTTATTTTCTTTAAAGTGGTCACCACACTTACATTTCCACTATCAGTAGCAGTACTGAGATTTAAAATATCTAGAGTGGTCATTCCAGATCCAAAAACTAATCTATCTGCAGTTAATTCTTCAGTAGTACCATCGGATCTAAAAATTGCATATCTCTCAGGGTCAAAAGGAAGGAAAGTTTCATTCTCGCCAGCAGATAAAGTATTTGCTATTCTATTAAGAGCAATAGTTTGGCTATCATAGACTTTTCTTATAGAGATAGAAGCATCAGTTAAATCAACATTAGAAACATCATGCTTAGGAAGTTCTGTATAAAGAGTAGTATCATCTCCTGATTCAAAATCAGTAGATACAATTTTTAAATCAGATACTTCAAGAGCACTAGTAGGTAATGATCCATTTACTACTCCTGGTACAGTAGTAACTTCAGTAACAGTAATAGTTGTAGCACCAACCCCCGTAACTCTTGCCATGATAGGATCTCTATCAGCAGAAGAAATATCACTA